TTTTAGACGAGCCTTTTGACCACGTACCCGTAAACGTGCAAACGCGAAAAACCTTGCCGGATACGGACGGCATCGGGTGGTCAAACGTCAGCCCCGGTTGGTTCCGGTCGCCGGCCTCAACGGTGCGAACCGCCTTAGCGATCCGCTGCGCCGCCGGGCGAGAGAACGACACAAACGACTTGCCAGCCGCCTGCCCTGCGCCGTTGCTTGCTCCCTGTTCAGACACGCTCAGCCCTCAACAATGCTGACCACCAGCTGCGTGCCGGTTAGGTTGGACAAGGCCGCATAGCTGCCCGCAGCGAGACGCCCTACGGCAGCCTCGCCGCCCTTGAGAGACACGCAAGGCACGAGGGCACCTGCGGACAGCTGGCCGAAAGAAACGGTTGCCGTGGTCACCGTGGACAGGTTGCGAGCGAAGAACAGGCCGACGCTAGACATCGTGGCCGTGGTGATCGCCACCGTGCCGGCAGCGTTCGTGCCAGGCGTCAGCGTCAACGTGTTGATGCCGCTGGCACTGCAGTCAGCGGTGACGCCAGACGCCACCAGGGCCTGATTAAGCGAGCCCTTGGCCAGCTGTGCGTTGATGTTCCATGTCAGATCTGGCATGTCTGCTCCTACTGCTGTGTTGGCGTTCCGAAATATTGCTGAAAGTTGACGGCCTTATGCACGCGGCGAACAAGCACGGTGGGGGCACCCGTGGACAGATCGCCTGATGACGTGAGCGGCTGCGGATTGCTAGATGGCACTCGCTCAACGGGCTGCCCGGGGCCGGGCTTGTAAGGCACCCACACCCGACTTTTTCCTTCTACGGAATCTAGGTAATTCCAGCCGACGTTTGGCAGCTGCAAAGGCCACCCGTCAGGCCGATACTCAAGCGTTACCTCAACTTGCCAGTAGCGGATCTCGACTTCGTTCACCACCTCGACGGCAGGATTGGCTGCTATGCCGCTGCACTTCCACGTATAGGCAGCACCGCCAAGGTAGGCAGACGAGTTCACAGAGTTCGTCACCGTCGTCGCCAAGCCGTAATCAAACGTCGGACGGTTGCCGCTGATGGACGCCTGCAGCGTGCTGATGTCGGTGGTAACGCCCTCAAAGAAGTCGTTGGCAGAGTTCTGCAGAACTTTTAGCATGTCGCCCGTGTCGTAGTAGTAGAGCGCCGGCACTTGCAGGCCGCCCGTTGACCACTTCCAGATGTCTGCTCGAGCCAGCGGGTTGGGGTCTACGTTTTGCTGCTTGGGCAGTTCGTAATCCCACGTAACTTCGTAGTGCCAGCGTGAGCCGTTGTAGTTGGCCACACTGACATTCATTGCCTTGCAGTAGGACGCCTCTGGGTGAGCCTGCAAGAACGCCACGCCAGGGTAGTTGGCAATGTCGGTCTGCTTCGTCGTTGGGTCATCCACCTCAACGACGAACTTGCGCTGAAAGGTGGGCGCTTCGCCAAACTTCCGCGAAGCGGCGACGGTGGCAAGCTCGGTGAATGAAGTAGCAGCCATTAGGCACCAGCCCCGTTGAGAATGGTGACTTTCTCAGTCTGCAAGGCCCGAAGCTCACCACGGATCTCGTCAAGCTTCTGCGTCTGCTTGCGGTACTCAGCGATGGCGGGATCTTCGCGGCCGGTGGCTAGGGCCAGGAACTGGGCCATACCCTCGCTGCTGCGAACGTCGTTGACCTTCAAGGCTTCGTTGGACTTGCCGCCGAGGGCGGCTTTTCGTTCAGCGAGAAAGTCGCGGCCTTCTTTCTTCTTTGCTTCAATCTTCTCGTCAACTGAAGCAATCTGCTTGGAAGTCTGCTCTCGTTTTTTATTGACATCAGAGGCTTGCTTGGCTGCCTCCCTCTGCTGGCGAGCAAATGCGGCAGCCTGCTCTCTTTGCTGTTGCTGTTGTTTTCGGACGGACTCTTGCCTCATCCGCTCGGCATTGCGTACCCGTTCTCGTTCGTGCCAGTCAGCCTGCTGTTGTTCTTGTTTTTGTCGCCACTCTTCGGCACGCTTTTGCTCTTGCGCGACTTTTTGGGCTTCCTGGCTCGGTTTCGGCGTTGCCGCAGAAGCGGCTGCACCCACTTTCCCAGCTTTCGGCACTCCTCCTTTGCCGGAAGCAAAAGCGTCGCCAATGAGCGGTACGTCGCTCATAAAGTTGTAGAAGTCGTTGATCTTGTTTTGGATGTAATCAATGCCGCCCCCGATGTAGTCAAACGCACCGCGCACGGCTGTCTGAATCAAGTCGGCAATACGCCTCCAGCTTTCGGCAAACAGCTCAAGCGGCACCTTGATGATGGCACCCGCTAGCCGAAGGACAACGCCGGTAACTTCCAAAAACAGCCCGGCGACACGAGCAACGGATTCGCCAAGCAGTCCGATAATGTCCAAGAACGGAGAAAGGACACTAGCAATAGGATCTGCTAGTGCCGTGATTCCTCCGAGAATGTCGGCAAGCCCGTTTTGCATGGCCGCAGCGCCGTAATCAAAACTTTCAAAAAGACCAGTGAAGGGCGTAACCAGAGTCTGAATCAAAGCCTGCCCGGCTTGACCCATTCTGCTTTGCGATTCCTCAACTGCGTTGCTGGCTTCTGCTAGCTCATAAAACCTGTCGGCGTTGACTTCGCTGAGAGCTAACCCGAGTCGCTGGATGTCGTCGGCGGCCGCTCCAGCATCAAGCAGGCTCTGAATCTGCATGTCCTGAAAAGACACGCCAGCCGCAATGGCTCGCTGCTCCAGTTCGTAAACGGCGTCGGCGGCTCCGTAGGCAACGGCTTGCACGTCTTGCAAAACCCGCTGCACGCCGCCAATGGCGTCAACGAACTTGAAAGCCTCTTCGGCCACGCCGGCCCAGTTGCCGGTCAACGCATCCATTGCCAGGCCGGTCAGGTCAACATTTTGCAGGGCATCAAAGTAGCCGCTTGTTGCCGAAGCCGCGTCATTGAGCGAACCAAACTGCTCAATTGCCTCATTGACCCCAGACGCCAACTCTGCGGCGTTTGCCGTCAGCGTAAAACCAATGCCGAGAGTAGACATAACTCACCGAGAAAGTTTTGACAGTTCCGCTTGTATTTTTTCTGCCGTCATCGGCAGCGTATCAATCGGCATAAAATCGTCTTCTTTTGGAATACGACCTTTTGTGTAAGGGGCAAGCACTGCAGAAATAAGCCTTGCCGTTCGTCTCCACTCGTCCCCGAAAGGACTTACAAAACGATGGTAAGCCAGCCACAAGTTCATCTCATCAACGCTCATCTTTGAATAAAGCTCTTCAAGCGTCATTCCGAGATGGCCAGCAAGCTTCAATGAGAATGAAAGGCTTGGGTGGCTTTTTAGGATTTTCCCAGCGCTTGCACCTCCTCCTCGTTTAGGTCGTTGTGTTTCTTTGCAATATTGAACAGCCGATTGCACACAGCTCCAGAAAGGGGCTTGATTTGCTGCCAGTCGGAAAATAACGGCGTGCCTAGATGGTCGCTGGAAAGTACCCTTGCCAAGTAGCGACTGCGAAAATCATCTACGCCCTTCTTCTCTGAACGGAGCACTTCCAACTCCCAGGCATCGCGCTCACCGACAGTCATCACCCTGATGTAGACGACACCAGGCACGCCAGAAGCGTCGGGCCATTCTGGAACTTGGACGGCCAGCGACTTGGCTTGATCGGCGGCGAGAATCTGGTCTTTGGTCAACGATGGCATAGCTACTCCGTGATCTTGAACACTACGGTCCATTCCTGCAGTTCACCCACGCTAGCATTCCACGCAAGCGACTGAAGGATGGACTTGCTTGAAGTCCACGTCGCACCAGGCGCAATGATTGAAAGAGCGCCCGTGGTCGTAACGTACGACGTATTCATTGACGCTGTGCCACGACATCGCACGGTGACGGTGCCATAGTCGCCGTCTGCAGATCTGAAACGCTTGTCTCGCCCCTGATAGGACTTAGACGTTACCTCAACAACGTCCGAAGACACGCCATCAACGGAGACAGAAACCACCTCAGAGAGCGCAGTGCTTCTCCAGGTGACAGTCGTGCCCTGAGCGACATTCGCCACGACGGCCTCCCGTCGTTACGACTGCACTTTGAAGGTGTAGCTGGTTTTGACGAGCTCGCCCACTGCGTAAGAAACGCTTACGGAAGAGACGGTGGCGGTGTAGGCCACGCTTGCGAGACTTAGCGTGCCAGTGCTTCCAATCGTCACCGTCGAGTTGGTGGCCGCAAAGCACTCAATGCTGATCTCGTCATCTCTCAGGGCAGGCGTCTGATACAGACGATTCTTGCCGCTGGCAACGCCCAGGTGCGTGAAGTCCAGCAAATCGCCGCCGGGCGTGACGGTGACGCTGGTGACGGTGTAGGTCGAACCGCCAAAAACAAAGTTTGTGCCCTGCGAATCGGCTGGCATCGTGGCCTCTCCTAATGAGTTGCGGGCGGCAAAGCCCTATCTCAAAACTAGGCGACCAACGGGCAACCCTTGCAGTTAAGGAAGAGCCGCCTTGAAAGCAATAAATGCACTGTCGGCCGCGTTTTCAATGCCGGAAAACAATGCGTCTTGCATGGAAGACTTGCTTGAATGAAATGCGTTTTCTACCGGGTGAAGGGCAGGCATCCTGCCAAGCCCAATGCCAGGGCGAACTCGAACAATGAACTTGTTTCCAAAAGCTTTGGTCGTGTTCCAAGACGACATCACCACGGATTTTGCAAGGACGCGGTCTTTTTTTCGGAGGACGGTAGAAACCTTTCTGCCATCCACGATTTCTCGGACGGTGGACACAACCCGGTTCTTGCCAGGAAATCGCCGTTTTGTTCCAAACTCAACGAGGTGCGAGTGAAACGCACGGTCGTTGCCAATCATAATCTTTGAGCCTTTGGCTTTCTTTGTGTCGCCAGTGCCACTGCGTCGAAATCCAACCACGGCAACGCAAATGGGAATCTTGTGTTTGTTGTTTGTGTAGCTTTTGGTCTTCATGGCCACAGCGCGAAGCAAATTTCCGCTCACTTGACCAAGATTGCGAACTTCTGAATTTAGTGCTTCGTAGCCAAGCTTTGCGGCCTTTCGCAGTTCTTTTTTCTCTATTTGAGTCGCCACGTTGGGTGCGTATTCATGCAATTGCTCAATCATGGAACGAAGCACGATTGGGTCAAACTTAGTCGCCCGTTTTCCTCCAAGCCCGATTCCGAGTTGAACAGCAGAAGCCATCACGTCGCCTCATTGATGCGAAACTCAAACGTCTGCTGTACCGAGTAGTACGGCAGCATCTGGTCATCTTGCGGCATATCCACGCCATCGGATTCAGTTTGCAGCGTGCTCCGCTGGATCGTCACCCCGGCAGTCGTGCCCGTCCAGCCGTCCACCGCCAGGCGTACCGCTCGAGCAATCGACTTTACCGACGTATACGACGTGCCGTAGGTAGTCAGCTGCAGCGTCACCACGGGATTGCCGACGTTGCCGGCCAAAGACTGGGGACGCTCAACGGCAGTTCGCTGGTACACGACGAGCGGCAGCGGGGTTCCTTGCGGGGCAATGAGCGGATACACCCGCGTGCTGATGAGCGACGATACAGCCGTCTGGCTCGTCAGGCGGGAGTACAGGAACGCTTCTGGTGCTTCGGGCAGGCTCATGCGTCACGCTTCTCCGTGCAGATGATTTCTTGATGCCATAGCCGGTCACGCTCCAGCACTTGCCCGATCTCCAGCGTGCGGTTGCGGTACACAATCCGCATGGCACTTGTGAGCCCGTCTAGGTAGCGGATCTTTACCCGGTGCGTCATGAATCCCACCGTCTCGGCAAAGCGTTCAGTCTCGCGGGCAGATAGCGAATCAACAGACGCCCAGCGGGTGGCAAATGTGCTCCACGTCAGCGTTGGTTCACCCACCTCGTTCTTGGTGGTCGTGGCCTGCTGAATCGTCACGCGAGTCCACATGTCACCGGCGCGAAGCGTCATCGGTAGCTACCCCACCGCAGGGTGTCGAGCATGGCCTTGACGCCGAAGGGCACCTCGGACAGCGCCGTTTCCGTGGACGCATCGCGGTTGCTCCACAGGTGCGAAACAATCATTTTGATGGCGGCAGCCACGGCGGCCATGTTTAGCCCGCCAACATTGTCGTCTTGCCAGTAACCGACAGGCCCGGCGTAATACGTCACAACCACGCTGTTCTGGTCTACCAGATGGCTAGGCCACGTCTTTCCGTACAACGGACGAATAACGCCCGGCGTGGCGTTGTAATCAATGCGGTATTCCGCACTCGACAACTCAATACGCGAGCCACCAGCATTTTGAATGTACGTGACAGTTATTTCAAACCCGTCAGGTTCTGCAGCCAAAGGCGGGCGTGGCAACTCAATATCCAACTGCGGCACAGTGCCTTGGCGGCCTTCAATATTGTTTCCGTCCGCCTTTAGCCCAAACTGCACCGGCGAACCTATTTCCCCGTAAAAAGAATCAAGCGACATCGTGTACTGCGATACAACGAAGGTGCGATCGCAATAGTCCTCTGCCCATCGGCGGGCCGTCGTAATCAGGGCGGAAATCAGATCGTCATCGTCGGTATTGTCTATGCGTAGGTGTAGCTTCGCCTCGGTTAGCGTCACCGGCTCTGCGCCTGTCTCGTTTCGTACAAGACTTCGGTATCTCATCGGCGCTTTCTCCTGCGCGGGGCGTCTGCGGTTTCCACGTCGCGGTGCTCAACGGTCGCCACCTCGAGCAGCGGCTGCTCCTCAACGTGATTGACGGCGTAGCCATGCAGCACAAGGCTCTTGGCTGGCCCCTTGTCCATCACGATCACGTCACCGCGTCTGTACGCTTGGTAGGGCCGAACGAACCGGATGCGGGCTTGGTCATCTCTCATGCGTTCATTTCTCCGTGCTCAATGCTGCCCCACGCCTCGGGCGGCCTGCGGCCACCCTTGTTCCAGTAGTCGCTAGGCGACTGATAGACGGGCTTCAGGTCTCTTCCCGGCCACGTAAATTTCAACTCCGCGTGGCCAATCGCCACCTGCGGGGCGATGCCGAGCGTGTTGCCGGCGGCCTTGAACTGCCGCCAGAAGTGAATATCGGGGTCGGTCCTTGTCACCTCGCCGGCAGGGGCGTCACCCCAGTGGCCATCGGGCCTGGGCGTGCCTAAGAACCACGGCGTTGCTGTCCGCTTAAGTGCTGACGAGCGAATGAGCGTGCAGCCAAAATGTGCCGTTTCAACGGGCTGGATCACCGCCTCAAACCATGCGTTAGGCAGCTGCACCGTGCCAATCGTGCCGTCGTGGCCCTGGGGCGTGAACATAGGCACGCCCTCGTCCCTTTTGGTCTGCAGCGGGGCCACGGCGTCGTACCCGCTAATGAGGGCCGCCGTCATCAGCCGCTGGATGGTGTCGGCCTCATATACGCTGTCAAAGTCCACAACTAGAACCCATTCCGTGCGGTCAATCATGTCTAGCAGCACGCGGTCTAGGCACTGTTCCCAAAACGCACCAGTGAACTTTGTAGGGCGAATGTTCAGCGGAAGCAGGCTCTGCATCGTGCAGAAGAAGTTGTCTTGAAAGCCAAGCCGGGGCACCGAGAATGCCGCCTCAACTCGCAGGTCGTGCTCGATATTGCCTACGCGAAACTTCACGAGTGCTCCTTGGTAAACGCCAAACGGGCGGCCGGGCGAACCCAGCCGCCCGCTCTTGGGCGTTTTACTATTGGCGTCAAGCGTCAGAGGCTGGTGTAGTTGTTCACACCGGCACCGGTCGCATCGGTCGCACCCTGCTCGCCCTTGCTGAGTCGGGCGTCGGTCACGATGGCCACGGTATTGCCGGGGCTTGTCACCACCGTCAGGTACCGCTTGCGGCCACGCAAATCGACGTTAAACCGAGCGACGGCACCGTAGTTGGCACCCGTGGTCGAGCCCGCACCGGCAGTTACGGAAAGTCCTGACACGTCCGCTTGGCCAGAGCCGCTGGTGTCCGACTCCTGAATCTTCAGCACGCTGGCGTAGGCCGAAGTGGCCGCCGTGAACGGCGAGTACACCACGTCAACGCTCAGATACTTGAAGCCAACCGTGTCGATTTCGTGCGAGTGAGTGGCCGAAGCAGCAACGCTTGCCGCAGCCTTGACAGCACTCTTCGTCAAAGAAATGTGATTCATGGGTCAGTTGTCTCCTAGGAAGGTGTCAGGCTCAGGCCAGCTTGCAAGCGATCACGGGGCCAGCGGTGGTCGCATCGCCGGAGGTGTGCAGGTTCCAGTCCATGCGGACCGAGCACTTGTACACACGCTGATCATATTCAAAGTAGCGGTCGTCAGACGAGGCAATCTGAACCCCGCCAGCCTTCTCGCCCATGATGGCCGCGAGCGACACGTCGCCAACGTAGGCGTAGGTCTGGCCGGTCGTGGGAGCCGAGTTCATCGACAGCACCCAAACAACAGGCAGGCCAAGGAAAGTCGTTGGCGTGCTGTTCGCAAGGTTCTGTGCGGTGTTCCCACCCGCCAGAGCGCCGATGGTTCCGCTGCCGGCCGTGCCACTTGACAGCATCATCCGCTGAACGCTGTTGTGATAGACGCTCGGGTGCATGTACCAGGCTGACGTGCCAATCGCGTACCTGGGAATCTTGCCCATTGCGGCGAGGTAATCGTCAATATCCAGGGCCGCAATCGTCGTATTGCCAGTAGCCGCAGTCGCCACGCTCGCGGCGTGCGTGCCGTCAGTCAACTGAGCAAGGCCACGGATGCCGCCGTAGGTGCTGCTTCCGTCACCAAGGAACACGGCATCGTCCTGCTGCTTTGCGATGGCAAGGCTGAACTCAGCCAGGAGCCAGTCAGCAATCATGGCCGAATCGTTCAGCAGTTCCATCGAAACTCGAGTTGCGACGGCCAGCTTCTTGGCGACCAGTTGCACCATCGTTGCGGTCGGGTCGGAAGTCGGGATAGTCGTATTCTCTCCGATCCAACTTGCCGTAACGCCCGTCAATCTGCGAGGCACGAGAACCGTATCGGTAGTCATGGTGATCTTCTGCGAAATGTTCGCAGCAACACCGTACTGCTCAACCCGGCGGATCAGCTGATTCTCAAACTGATCAAACACGGTCACGCCGCCAAGCGAGTTGACCTGCTCGCCCATATCGCGAACTTCAATCCCAGCATCGCGGCACCACCGCTTTGCCTCGGCATCTCCACCGCTCGCCTTGAGCCACTGGCCGCACTTGTACGCCGTCTCGTAATCTTCAAACGCCTTGAGCGAGCCACGGCGAGAAATCGGGTAGATGCTGGGCTTGTTCACGGCAACCTCCGAGTGAGCAGGGGTCGCACGATTCAGCGTGCGGAGCAGTTCCGCCTTCTTCGCCTCGCGAGCCTCTTCCTTGGCAATGGCAGACTTGATTCGCTCGGCCTTGGCGAAGAGCGAGTCGTACTTGGCCTGGCGAGCTTCAACTTCCGCGACAACCGAACGTTCGCCGCCGTCAGCCGGCGTGCCGTCCTGGTTCTCGGTCATCTCTTCGGCAGCGCCCGCTTCATCCAGCGCGCCCATCTCAGCGAGAGTCTGGGCGAGTTCGTCGAGAAGTTCCTTGACCTTGCTGGCGGCCATGTGCGTGGCTCCTGTGTGCGGTAGGTGTGTTGACCTATCCGCACGGTAGAGCCGGGCCGGGCAGTCCTTGCAGAAGCAGGATGTGACGTGAGTACCTAACTAGGTACAGAGCGCCTGCGTATCTCGCACGACTTCACGACGTGCTTGGCCGTCTTTCGGCACGCGGGGCATCGCAGATAACGAGTGCAGACGCCGCCCTTGTCCACCGACGCATACACGCCATAGCGTGCCGCTCGGCACTCGCAAACATCACCCGACTTTGTGGCCATGCTGCCTCAAAAACCTACGAATCGCCTTCTCTGACTTCGCGTCCCGTCGAAGTTCCGGCAGCTTCAGCGCCGGTCGGTGCGATTGTAAAAACCGCTCATAGCTGCGAACCGCCACGCCCGTCGTGGCCTGCTCATACGCTGGCGTCAGAACGGGTGAAACGTCGTAGACGCCTTCCACGGAAATCACGCTACGCAGGGCCGTGCCGTCTTCGTCCTTGTCCCACGATTCCTCGCCAATGACGAAGGCAAAACTTGAGCCCCACACATCACCTCGAGCAATGAGCGTGGAAAGATCCCGGCCCAGCTGCGTGTTCGGCACCTCGACGCTGTACCGCATACCCTCGTCATCGGTGTCCACCGTCAGCGTGCCGCTGCGAGTTGAGCCAAGCACGTAGTTGGGGTCATGGTTCCACAACGCCAAGACGGGGTGCGCCTGCTCTTTGAGGGCGCGGGTAAACGCCCCCGGCATGATCTGCTCGCGGAACGTGCCCAGCATGGTGCTGCGGACGTTGTACTTGGCGGCATAGCCACCGATGTACGCCTTGCCGGCCTCACGGGTTTCCAGCGTCAGCGGCAGGGCAACGGATCGGCGTTCAAGGTTGTCCATGTGGCTCACTTCTTCTTGCGGGGCTTGCGAGAGCGTGGCATTGGGCCGGCAGGCTTAACGGCACCTTCCGGTGGCGTTTCGCCGTTGAGCAGTTCGTCGGTGTACGAAACGGGCAGATTATCGGCCGGGGCAGGCTCGCCAGCATTACCCACGCTGGCATCGGCCGCGATGCCCTGCATCGTGGTCAGGTTCATTTGCATGTAGCGTTGGTCGCCCTCGGGGCCAATCGGGTTCATGTTCAGAACCTCGCGGCACTCGTTGACGCTGTAGATGCCTGTGGTGAGCATCGTTTGCAGCCATGCACCCTGAGCGGCTAAGTCGCCACGCAGCAGGCCACGGGTATCAAACTCTGCGAAATACACGTCATCCTGCGTCACTAAGTCGCGGGTAATCACAGATTCCCAACGGCGAAACCACGGCAATAACGTCTGTTGCACCAGATCTATGGCCGCTTGTTCCTGACTCGCGTATCCCACTTTGGTCTTGTCTTGCACGTACGACGGGTCAACGCGATACGCCCGGCAAATCTCAACCGTCTGGTACGCCCGAGATTCAAGGAATTGGCTTGCTTCGTTTGTGCCCTGCACGTCCTTCCAATGCACGCCCTGCGGGAGGACTGCCGTTCTATGAGCCCGGTCAGCGCCCCTGTGAATTCTCTCAAACTGCTCACGCAGCCGCTCGGCAGTCTCAACCGTTATCGGGTTGTCGGACTCCATGAGCCCCGACAGCCTGCAGGCGTTGCCGAAGTAGCTGCCGCCGTGAGCCTCAAGGGCTTGGGCCAGAGCGATGGCGTCACGCGAGAGCGTGATGGGCAGCATGCCGGTCACGCCGTCTTGGCTCAGCCACCGCAGGTGGAAAATCTGATCCTGCCGGTAGTACGACTCGGTGCCGTTCTGTTCCCGGTAGCAATACCGAAGCGTCCCATCTTCCAACTGCGTCACCTTCATGCGTGACGGGTGCAGCGGCCATAGCTCAGTTACAGCCCCGGCGGAACCGCTACGGATCTCGGCATAGGCGTTGCCGTAGAGCAGGCAGTGAGCGGTGAGCATTTCGCGGAACTCAAACGACGTTTGCCAGCCGTTTGGTGCCTGCGAAAGAATCCGATACAGCGGCAGATCACGGGCTCGCTCTTTGCCGCCCTCTGCCAGCCGCCGGTACAGGTGCAGCGGAATCGTTGCCACGTTCTCGGCAATCAGCCGCACGCAGGCCAGCACCGCCGAGCACATCAGCGCCGTCTCGGGCGTGATGCGAACGCCGGCCGGGCCTCGAGCCGGCGACTCGCTCCACCCGTCGCCGTACGAGCCACGCAGATCAATGATGCGGTACGACTTCTCGGGCGTCTCGGCGTTGGCGATCATATCGTGTGGATTTCCCAAGTTTGCTCAGGGGCCGGCGCAGTTGCTTGCTGCCACAACCCAATAGCCATGACGAGCGAAACGATGCCGTCAATGCGTTCCGTTGACTTGGCTTTGCTGGGTTTGATGTTTCCTGCCGCGCTGTCCTGTTGAATCGCTACGTTAGACGCCTGCCACGACAGCACTGGATGCCCGCCGTGTATCAACCTGCCGGCCACGCACAAGTTTTCAAGTTGCTTTGAAGGCGCGGATAAAGATCCGTAGCCCTGCCGAAAGTCTCGCATGGGCAGGCCATCTCCTTGCAGTTGCTGCCCAAGTTGAGCGCTATTCCACGGATCTAGTCCGCAGGCTTTGAAGCGATACTTGCTGGCTATCGCGTTGATGTCCGCCCGCACTTTGTCAAAGTCAGTGACGTTGCCATCAGTCATCGTCAGATAGCCCTGCCGCTGCCACGTCAAATACGGCACCTTGTCACGTCGCTCTCGCTGGTGCGCGTTCTCGCTTGGAATCCAGAAGTGCGGCTCTATCCAAAACGTGCCATCGTCCAACGGGAACAGCAGCACCAAGGCCGTGGTGTCAAACGTCGTGGCCAAGTCCAAGCCAGCCCAGCACTCTCGGCCCGCGAGATCCACGGGGCAAGGCTTGTCGCCCTGCGCCCAGTGATCCATCCGCAGCCACCTTGTGCTTTGCTCTGTCCACTGGTTCAAGTACAGCTGCCGAAAAGTGTTTTCGTATGTCGGCATCTCAACCGCTCGAGCACATTCGCTGCGGAGGAAGTCGAGCCGCACAGATACGCCCAGGTTGGGATTAGCAGATGCCCAAGTGCTTTCTAGCTTCCAGTCAGCAGCAGGATCTGCCGCCCATATCATCGGCAAAAACGTATCGTCTTTGACGGCCCCGGCTGCCACAGCCTCTGCGTATTTCCAGATTTCCCAGCAAACGCTTTTTCTGTCGTATCCTGCGGTAGTCAATGCAACCGTCAACGGGTTTCGTCTTGCCCCTTGGCCGGACAGCATCACTTCCCACATTTCCCGATTGCTTACGTGGAGCTCATCGAAAACCACGGCATGAGGCGAAAGCCCGTGCTGCAATCCAGCCTCAGCGGAAAGTGACTTGTAGGTAGCGTGCGTTGACTCTCTCACGATTGCGTTTCGGTAGACCTTCAACTGCGCTGACAGTGTTGGCGACTGCTCAACCGCGATCTTTGCGGTATCGAAGACCAGCCGAGCCTGATCCCTTGAGGCTGCGCACGAATAGACTTCTGCCCCTGGCTCAGGCTCTAGCAAGCATCGCAAGGCTATTCCCGCAGCAAGCGTGCTCTTCCCATTTTTGCGAGGCAACGCAAGCAGGCTGGTGCGCACCTTCCTGCGGTTGTTCTCTTCGGCAAACAGGGATCGCACGTAGTTACGCTGCCACGGCTGCAGCAGAAACGGCTTGCCGCCGAGCTCGCCCTTGGCATGCGTCAAGTGCTTCTCAAAGAACCGCACTGCGATGCACGAGGCACAAACCTTGCACGGCTTTTCAGCCGAACATGAGGCGATCTTCTTCGTCTGCTTGCGGGCCATTGTCAACCGCCGAGACACGGGCCAGAGCCGAGGCCGTCAGGCCGAACTCGGCCGCGAACTTCAGCATCTGGTTTCTCGCGTCTCGTTTGCGGTTCCACGCAGGGTGATTGCTTACCCTACCCTTATCGTCCATGAACGTGGCCCCGTTGGCCTTGAGCTCACGATCTGCCTCAATCATGTCAGCGAGCGAGTCGCAGTAAGCGGCCAGCGTTTGCTGATGCCTGGGGCTCATCACCCTAGACGCCTCAAGCATGGGCACGATTCGCTCCCATTCTTCGCGGGCGAGATCCGATAGCCAGTGCGGAGCCAGCGGAACTCCAGGCGGTGCGTCGATTCCGGTGGAGTGTGGCCCACGGATTCTTGCGCCACGGATTTTTAAAAGCGGCTTTGGAGTCGGCTTTCGTCCACGGCCCATTGCAAAACTCTCAATTTCGGCCCGGCGTACGTTTGAG